TTGAGTTTGATTGGCTTGAGTCTGTGCTACTGGGAGGACCGGCGGAAGTCTACTGTGAAGTCTGCGGCATTCACTATGATGAGGAGGACCCATGCACCCAGCACTAGAGGATGAGGAGGAGATTCAGGTTTGCACAGAGTGTGAGGGTTCCAACCAGATCACACTGCCGGACGGCTCAACCCAGTGTGGAAACTGTGACTAAGCTGCCGAAACGTAATGACCCCCAGCAATGGGGGTTTTTTTTGAAAATCGCCTCGCTTCGCTCGGGTAGAATGTCGCGGCAAGCCGCGTCGTTTATTAAGGTCAAAGGCAAGGTCAAAGGCATAAATGCCCCAGCAAGCTGGGAGAAGCAACTGCGCTTTTGCTATGACCTAGCACTGATAGGTGTATAGCTTTGATTAACTTTTACTTTATGGGGACTAGATGTGTGGCAACCAACCTGCCGGTTCCAACGTTTTTGCTAAGAGAAGTCACTGAAACGTGAGGGAGTGGTACATAGACCAACCTATTATCACTGATTACCTTCGGGAGTAACCGAGGGCTTAGTGGTTCCCAGCGGGTGGTACGTCACTACTTCCCCCTCCTCACTGCCACGGCGGGTCAAGGTCAAGGGCTACGTTGGCGCAAGCGCCAGCCGTCTTTTCGAGGGGGTACCCCTCGAGCTCCCCAAGGTCAAAGTCAAAGGCGAAGCCGCGGCGAAGCCGCACCTTCCTTACCCCCCCATACCCCCCCAAGGGGGGGCAACGGCAACGTCAGGACCGGAGGTCCCGCTCTAACTTACTAGAAAAACGTATGCTAGACTTTACCGAAAGGTCAGGATTCTTATCTATGGGGTATGTACAGGAAAGATCAAAGGAATTGAAAGAGACCAAGAGGCAGTTAGCTCATAAGGCTAAGTATTCTACTAGGCAGGAGATGTCTGTTAGGGAACAGAAAGCAAAGTTGCATGATCTGAAGGCTCAGTTCCTCAATCATAATAAGCTTGGGCCTTTTGTTAACAAGATCTTTGATATTGCTATGGATGATGATCACAAGGATCAGATGTCTGCTGTTAGGTTGATTGCTGACAGGGTATTACCCAATCAGTCATTTGCTCATACTTCTAAAGGTTCTAATGCTGTACAGATAAACATCTCTGGCTTGAATGTTGAAGTTAAGGAAAAGGAAGTTAATCAAGATACAGATGATCTAGAGGACATGAGCAGTGACTGCTCTGACATAGAGGGTGAAGTCATAGATGGCTGAATTAAACCTAGAGCTTTTACCTTGGCAACAAGAAGTCATGGCCTCAGAAGCTCGGTTTAAGTGTATTGCCGCCGGTCGAAGAACAGGTAAGTCCTATCTAGCCGCCATATCCTTAATACTTGCCGCCTTGAATGAAAAGGAAGGTAAGGTCTTTTATGTAGCCCCTACACAGGGTCAGGCAAGAGATGTCATGTGGCACTCTATCTTTGACATAGCTGGGGACATCATAGAAAGATCCCATGTTAATAACCTTGAAATCACCCTAGCTGGCGGGAACACCATTTTCCTAAAGGGGGCTGATAGACCAGATACATTAAGAGGGGTATCTCTTAAACACTTGGTCTTGGATGAATATGCCTTTATGAAGCCAGATGTCTGGGAGGCTATCCTAAGACCTGCACTGGCTGATAGGAAAGGTTCCATGATGGCTATAGGAACCCCAGAAGGCCGTAACCACTTCTATGAGCTATTTACTGGTGCTGACGAGTGGCCTGATTGGGATAACTTCCACTACACCTCTTTTGATAACCCATTAGTAGATCCAGCAGAAATAGAACATGCTAGACAAACCCTACCCGCCTTTGCCTTCCAACAGGAATTCATGGCTAGCTTTGATGCCAGAACATCAGGCAACTTCAATCCTGACAACTTTGATTACTACGATAAGAAGCCCCCAGAAGGACAACACTATATAGCTGTGGATCTGGCCGGTTTTAAGATGCAGGGTCAAAGAAGGGCCAAGAAAAGAGATAACTCCGCTATCGCCTGCGTCAATGTTTGTAATGATGGTAACTGGTATGTAGAAGAAATCATCTATGGACAGTGGAGCCTTGAGGAGACCGTACAACGCATTTTCAGCGCCGTTGAGAAGTACCGCCCCTATCGCATAGGGATAGAGAGAGGCATTGCTCAGCAGGCCGTTATGAGTCCCCTACAGGATGTGATGAGAAGAACCTCAAGAATGTTCCATGTGGAACTGTTGACTCATGGCAATAAAAACAAAGAGAATAGGATACTGTGGGCATTGGCTGGACGCTTTGAAAATGGTTTAATCCATTTAAAGAAGGCTGATTGGAATGATGCCTTTGTGGATGAGGCCGCTAATTTCCCTAGCACCTTAGTCCATGATGATCTATTAGATGCGCTGTCTTATATCGATCAGATAGCACAGGTGGCTTACTTGGATGGTATTGAGTTAGCTGACGAATGGGAACCGCTAGAAGATGCAGTAGGATTCTAAATGGCTGACTTAGAACATATTGGAATAGATCATGGGCTTTGTGAGTGGGTTGAAGAGCTTACTCAAGAGTGGCGAGACCACTATGAGTCTAACTATGAAGCTAAGCAGGATGAGTATTACCGACTCTGGCGTGGGATTTGGGCTGAAGATGACAAAACCCGCCAATCAGAGCGTTCTAAGATCATTGCTCCCGCCTTACAGCAGGCAGTTGAAAGTGCTGTAGCGGAAATAGAGACAGCTTCATTCAGTCAATCCTTTTTCTTTGACATTGATGACGCTAAAAAGACTCCACCCCCGCCCCCTCAAGGTCAACCTCCTCAGATGATGCCCCCCGAGGCCATGCAGGGGATGGGTGGTGGTCAACAAATGCCCCAAATGCCACCTCAAATGGCTCAAGGCCCACAAAATCAGCCAACAATGGAAGAATCTTTGGCTGTCAGAGACCAATTACACAAGGATATAGAGCGCGCTAACTACCGAGCGGCTATTGGTGAGATATTAATCAACGCCGCAGTGTATGGTACGGGCATTGGTGAGATTTCTATAGAAGATTCTAAGGAATATGTGCCAAGCACCCAGCCATTAGACGGTATGCCGGTAGAGGCAAGCCTTGTTGAGTATGGTGTAGAGACAAAAAACAGGCCATTGGTCAAGCTGACCCCTATACAGCCTAAAAACTTCCTCATTGACCCCAATGCCACCTGTGTAAGCAGTGCTATGGGTGTCTGTATTGAGGAGTTTGTTGGAATACACACGGTTGAACAGCTACAAGAGTCTGGTGTGTACCGTGATATAGACGTTACAGAAGACCCTAGTGACCCAGACATTGATGCTGACTCAGAATTAACCAATCAGCCTGTTAGAAAGGTAAGGGTTAAGCGGTATTACGGGTTAGTGCCTACTAACTTATTAAAGGAAGAGGGCGTTGACTCTGAATTGCTAGAAGATGGCAAGTACACAGAGGCAGTGGTTGTTGTTGCTAACGGGGAGATCCTCAAAGCACAGGCCAATCCCTATATGTGCCAAGATCGGCCTATTGCGGCCTTCCCTTGGGACGTAGTACCTAGCCGGTTCTGGGGTCGTGGTGTCTGTGAGAAGGGTTACATGTCTCAGAAGGCATTAGACGCCGAAATGAGAGCAAGGATTGATGCACTAGCACTAACTACCCACCCAATGATGGCGGTAGACGCTACCCGAATCCCAAGAGGGGATAAATTCGAGGTTCGTCCCGGCAAGATGATCCTAACTAACGGCGCACCACAAGAGTCAATCATGCCCTTTAAGTTTGGGCAGGTAGATCAGATCAGTTTCAGCCAAGCTCAGAACCTACAGATGATGGTACAGCAGGCTACAGGCTCACAGGACGCCGCTGAGATGGCGAAAGGCCCATCAAGCGACACAACGTCCGCTGGTATCTCAATGAGCATGGGCGCGGTTATGAAGCGTCAGAGAAGGACGCTGGTCAACTTCCAAGAATCCTTCTTTAAGCCGTTAATCAAGAAAACTGCTTGGCGTTACATGCAGTTTGATCCAGAGAAGTATCCATCAAAGGATTATCACTTCTCAGTTATATCTAGCTTGGGTGTTATTGCTAGGGAGTATGAGGTTCAGCAGTTAGCCCAAATCTTACAGGTGGTGCCACCACAGTCTCCTATTCATGGAGCTATGGTTAAGGCCATCATTGAACACATGAATGTCACCAGCAAAGAGAAACTGCTGGAAGTTGTAGATCAAGCTAGTCAGCCCAACCCCCAAGCAGAGCAAATGCAACAGCAACAGATGCAAGCGCAGATGCAATTACAGCAAGCCCAGACTGCTGTACTCATGGCGCAAGCCAAAGAAGCTGAAGCACGGGCGGCTAAGTACATGGTTGAGATGGATGTCATGCCTAAAGAAATGGCATTGAAGTACTCTGACATGGACAAAGACGGCAAGGTTGATGATGACTTTGAGAAGAAGATTCAGCTAGCCAACATGCTGATGCAAGAAGACAAATGGCAAGTCGAGAAAGAAGAGCGTCAGCAGAACATGCAGAACAAGATGGGCGAGCAGGAAATGCTCCAACAGATGCTACAGCCACAACAACCTCAACAGATGCCACCGATGGCTGAGGAACAACCTCTGCAATGAGTACTGACGCTATTAGCTTAGTCACGATCATTGCGTTAATTCGCAAGGAGATTGCTGAGTCTCGCGTTGAGGGTAAGGCAGGCAAGGATGGTAAGCAGGGTGGTACAGGTGAGCGCGGTGCAAAAGGTGACACCGGCCCACAAGGTAAGGCTGGCCCTAAAGGTGGTGACGGCAAGCAGGGTAAAGCTGGTAAAGATGGCAAGGACGGCAAGGACGGTAAGGATGCTGAAGAAGCTGTAGGCATTGCTAACATTGAGCAGGATGTTGATAACGCCATTGTCGTGACCATGACTGATGGCACGACCTACACCATTGAAATGCCTTTAGGCCAGAACACAGAGGTTCACTACAAGGTAAGTGGTGGTGGTAGTGGTGGTGGATCAGGCACTGTAGACTTATCTGGTTATGTAGAAAAGCCCACCAGCAACACAGCTTGGATGGTGTACAAGAAGGGCGCGCCAAACAAAGGCTGGTCACCTGTTACCACTGACCTAGTAGCTACTAACTCCGATGTTGTGTTTAGAGATTCTAAGGGGCGATTTAAGTCCACTGAGAATGTTCCTGAGCTTAACAATCAGCTTGAGGTAAACCGCTGGTTCCTAGAGCAGTTAGAGGCTTCTGGCTTACCTGTTCACATACAGCCTGATGAGCCAGATAGAAAGTTAGATGGTGATCTTTGGTTTAACAATGATGAAGATGTCATGCAGTTGGTTGTATGGCACGTTGATTCTGATGCTTGGATTCCTATTGCTCCCCCTACAACCCTAGAGGGTAGGGTGACTACTGGTGAGGCTACACAGCAGGCCATTATTGATCAGATACAAGAGAGCCTTAATGATCAAGCAAAGATTGTTGCCAAGATAGAAGAGCTTTCTATCACAAAGGGCGCAGTTGCCCGATACACGGTCAAAGGTACAGAGATCAATGTAGCCACTAGGAATGGTGAGCTATATGTTAACAGCCCTAATGCGGTAGACGTTACCTACATTAGCTTTGCGCCATTTGACTCAAGCGGACAGGTCACTAAGCCTGCAAACCCTGATGACATAGTTGAGTTTGTCGAAGCAGTTGGCTCTAGGGATGCTGGTGAGATTACCCGATACAAGGTAGTCAGCGGAGACTATAACGCGCTGGTAGTTGAGTACCTGTCAGGCACCAACAACTTTGAGGTGGATGAGGCTGAAGAAGTTTATGTCTACCCACAGAATGAGGCAGGCGTCAGCCAAGAGTATGTAGACCAAGGGCTTTTATCTAAGCTAGATAACTCAGGAGCTAACCAGCTACCTGATGACACTGATTGGAAGATTAGGCAACACACTTCAGAAGGCAAGAACAAGACACTGATACACGGCGTTGGTGGTCGGCTTGGCGTTTATAACTTAAAGGAGCCTACCGAGTCACATCATGCGGCCACTAAGAGCTATGTAGATTCTAGGTCTAATGCTGGCGATGGTGTCTCTGCTTCTAGACCACCCGGCCTCAAGTTCATGTGCAGTATCGTTAACTTACCGAATGGGTATTTCCAGTGGTGGGTAAAGGAAAGCACGGGTAATCAGCACTTAGAGCTTTCCACCACAGATAGAGATGGCATTGCTTGGGGAACCAATACGCCGCGTGAGGATGTTCGCTATAGCGATAACGTACCTTTCACTATCTGGGAAGTATCAGGTGGTGGGTGGAAGATGAAAGTAACAGGCACTATCAGCAGGATTGATTTCCATCCTGACCACGCTCTTTGCTATGTCTCCAGCAAGACTGCCTTGAATGGAGGCAACTTCGTTAATGGCGCTGGGCCTTACTACATAACCATCTCAGGGATCTTTTGATTATGAGCTATTCATTCCCTAAAGGTGAGGCTGATGGCTTTGAGGTAACTCTTTCTAATGGCGTTACTTATAGGTACAACAAGGATAACAATCTCTGGCAGGTAGCCTCTGTTGAAGGCATTGGGGCAGGTGAGCTACCTGAGATGACTAGCGATCCAACTGCGGACACGCTGGTGCTAAGGGATGAAAACGCTAACGCTAAGTTTAGGCAAATCACCTGCAACAACATGACGTTTAACCAAAACACCGTTTTTACCAACACGGCTGACACATGGTTCCTCTCTGGTGGTGAGCTTAGCAATCACGGCGTTAAGAAGAACACCGCTGAAGGTATGCGCGCTAGTCTGAATATCTACAGTAAAGATGAAGTAGATGCACTGTCAGGTGGTGACTCATTCTTTACTGACCTTGGCAACAACACCATCCAATACTTTGGTAATGAGCTACAAGTCACCCTGATGAACGATCCCTTCCATGTAGGGGCAAAGCTGGGAAATGATATTAGCTGTTCTGGCAGATTTATCTCTGGCACTGAGTGCTTTGTAGGTGGTTCTATCGGCCTGAAATTTGATAGCAATTCAAGCTCAGTTGTTCCTGTTGATGAAATGGGCAGGCCAAAGGTAGGGATTGATCTAGGCTCTACAGCCGCTAAGTTTAAAGACGGAGACTTTACTGGAGAGGTTAGGGCTACTGCCTTTGTTGGTGATGGCAGTCAGTTAACAGGCACGGTATCTACTAAGGCGCTTGTGAACGCTTTTCAAAGCATTCAAATGGCCGTGTCTAATGAGACAACGGTTGCAGGAATAAAGAAGGCGCTGACCAACAGTTTAGGCGGCCTGATAGAGAAATTAGAAGGATGATATGGCAAGCGATCCTATACAGATCGGGGGCATTACTTGGCCCAACCAATTTCAGAAGCCTACCGGCATTGTTGCAGGTGCGGCCAATCCAGCTATGGATCCGCAAAACCTTAACAACAGTCAAATCCCTGCTGACTCATCAAAGGTTCCTTATGCCGCCAAAGGCATTGACACAGTACCTAGCACTGATTCAACCAAGGGGCGCGTCATTGACGTGCGAGTGTGAGATATGAAGCCAGTAGATCAGAACACATTTGATGAACTCCGCTCTAATGCCGAGCGTTTGTTTACAGAGATGAAGGTGAGGCTAGACAAGGCTGATCAGAAGCTACTGAAGACAGAGAAGAAGCTGAAGGAGCTAGAGAAGTTTATAGCTTCACTGGCAGAGGAGGCCGCTTGATTTCAGAAAGAGAAGAAGAGCAGGCAAGAGATCTATTTAATATGCCGGGTTGGAAGAACTTGGTAGATGAGTGGGAAGAGCAGATACAGATGTGCAATCTGGATTCATGCAACACTCTTGAAGATCTGCACTTTCAAAAGGGTAGGTTAGCTGTCCTTAGAATGATGCTGAACTTTGAAAACTATATTAAGAATATTACGGAAGATGATGATGAAGATCCCACCTTCCAATAAGAACTCGCCTCATCCGGGGGCGATAGCAGGGGAACCTTATGGAAAACCCCCTGTTCAATTTTCCGACAACCCTTTAAAGGAACGGAGATAGCATGGCAGAACTACTTGACGTTGAGCAACAGCCAGAAATGGAACTTGAAGAAGGCGAAACTCTTGGCAATTTAGAGGAGGAGAACCCCTCAGACTATGAGTCTGTAGAGGAACCACCTGAACAGCAAGAAGAGCCTGAGCAAGATAACCCAGATAGGTTTAGTGGTAAGTCACATGATGAACTATTGGAGATGGTGCGCGAGCAGGATCGACGAATAGGCCAACAAGGAAACGAGTTGGGCAACATGAGACAAACCTTTGAAGCTATGGCTAGAACTCAGTCTGTTCCAGAGCAACCGGAACCAGAGCCAGTTGAAGAAGCAGACTTTTTTGTTGATCCTCAGAGAGCAGTAGATCAGAGAATTGACAATCATCCTGCTTTGAAGCAAGCCAGAGAGACAGCTCAGAAACTGAACTATGCTCAGGGCTTGGCTACTCTGCAACAACGGCATCCTGATGTAAAAGAAGTATTACAAAGCCCAGAGTTTGGTCAATGGGTTCAAGGTAATGCGGCGCGTGTACGGAGGTTTCAGTACGCGGATCAGTCAGGTGATGTTGATGAAGCTGATGATCTTATTTCAACCTTCAAACAGTTGAATAAGTCAGTAGCTACCGCGAAAGCGGCAGAGAAGACTGCTCAGAAGAAAGCCGTAAGAGCCGCCGCAGTTGGTGGCCCTCGCGGTAATGCAGACGCGGCATCGTCAAAGCGGGTTTACCGCCGTGCCGACATTCGACAACTAATGCAGTCAGACCCCGACCGCTATGAAGCCCTCCAACCGGAGATCATGGCGGCTTACGCAGAGGGGAGAGTGCGAGATTAATCCTTAAAGGAGAGTCATAATGGCTTTAGATGGAACATACGCTACTGGTTCAAGCGTTAATAACACGAACCACGCAACATTCATTCCTAAGTTATGGAGTGATGAGATCATTGCTGAGTACGAGAAGTCCTTGGTAATGAAGCCACTCGTTAAGTCGCTGAAGATGGCTGGCAAGAAGGGAGATACCATCAATATCCCCATGCCACTGCGCGGATCGGCTAATCAGAAGGTAACAGAGACTCAGGTAACACTGGTTGCTGACACTTCTGGTAACAAGGCGATCGTTGTAGATCAGCATTGGGAGTACAGCCGCTTGATTGAGGACATTACCTCAGTGCAGGCACTGGCTTCTATGCGTAAGTTCTACACGCAGGACGCTGGCTACGCATTAGCAAGCAAGGTTGATGCTGATCTTGTTGCTACTGCCATTGCTAACTTTGACACTGTAGGCATGTCATCAGATACAGGGCTTGTTGACCCTGCTGTTGCTGGCTCTGCTGGTGACTTTAGTGATGCGGCCTTCCGAGATGCTATTCAAATCTTGGATGATGCAGATGTACCAATGGATAACCGTAAGTTAGTTATCCCACCAGCCGCCCGTAACCACATCATGGGCATTGATCGCTATGTATCTAGTGACTTTGTTAATGGTAAGGGCGTAGTTAACGGCAAGATCGGTGAGCTATACGGCATCAATGTATATGTTTCTACCAACCTGCCTGCTAACGCTGACGGTGAGAAGCCTTGCTTGTTGTTCCACACAGATGCTTTGGTAATTGCTGAGCAGATGGCTGTGCGAACACAGACCCAATACAAGCAAGAATACCTTGCAGACTTGATGACTGCTGATACCCTGTACGGTGAAGACGTATACCGTCCAGAATCAGGTGTAGTTATCTACGTTGCTGGTTAAGTAAGTACCGCTCCCCTTCGGGGGAGCATTTATTAAGGATTCTGATATGGCAAAGTACGTTTACCCAACTGATAATGACTTTAGAGCTAAGGACACTGCGGCGGCTGGTTCAGACGATCGGCTGATAGTAGGCGCTCATTTGGCTCATGAGTTTGAATCCATAGCAGAGTCTCTGCGGACTAGGGTTGTAGCAAGTCTGAAGTGGAATGTTCCAGCAGATGGAGTTAGCGATATACGCTACGGACAAAACATTAAGTCAGTACACAATATGGAGGAGAATTTTAAAGATCATGAAGGTCAGGATTATGACCTTGTATCAGGCTGGGGTCAGTGCAGGGTCTATTTTGAGAACCTTATTCCAGACTTTGATATTCATTACGCAATCCTTATTCAGCCATACGCGACCTCATCAGTAAATTCTCACGTTATAGCAACAGTGAATTGGCAAGACTCTACATTTGTTCAATGGGCTTGGGGATATTTAACTAATCAAGGCGAGCAGTTTATTAGGCCACCTAATCCTCCTGCCTTCTCAATGCTTGTTGTTGATGCCTATCAAGGAGTAGCG